GAATGAGCAAACTTCGTAACAACGGTAACGACATTAGTAGTTCTTGCAATGCTAAGAATATCAGCAGACATTCCAAGAAATTCAAAGTCTCTGATCTTTACTGTAATAGGTTCTATAGAGATGTTATCAATATCAGAGAAGTATTCTACTTTAATAGGGTTAATCGCAGGAGATACAATTACGAGATACCCTGTAATAGACGAGCATGTAATAGCTGTACTCGCTGCATTAAAAGAATTAGCAACATCATAATTGTACAAGTCAATGCTGAAAGGCTTCTGATTAGCAGAAACAGTATTTCCAGACTTATCGTAGAAGTACACCATGTTGTTTACTTGAACAACAAGGAACTCCGTACCACCAATACCAGAGACATTCTCCCACTTCTCAGTATGGATAAAGTCACCAGCATTTACAGTAAAAGAACTATTCTGATAGTTGCTCTCAAATTGAATTGCACGGCGTCTTTGTCTGGCACCGTTCTTAAGCAAGTCACAATTTAGTTCATCAGAAGTCGTACCCTCTGGAAAAATCATTACTGTTGCTTCAGTAAAAAGACCCTTATTGAAGGTGCTGACTGTCTTTAAATCAATCTTCTGTGGCAACCTTAACTTCCTTCTTCTTCAGAGGAGGAGCTTTTTCATCCCCAAACATACGGTCCCACTTAGCTTCCTTAGATTCTTTAGTATGCTCAAGATAAAAGGTCAAAGCTTGGAGAGCAGTCTTTCTGTTTGTATAATACCCAGACAGAGTAGCACTAGTATCACCAGTCTCTGACTTAATCTTAAACATACCGTAGCCATCTTCAGGCTTATAAATAGTGTACTTCGCTTTTCTTTTAGGTGAGGAGATCGTCATAAGAGTCCCCTCTGGATTGTCCTCTACAATAATAAGATTCTCATCCATAACTTTATTTTCTTCCATAGTCATTCAATATTCTCTGCTCACCAGTTTTATATCTATTGTTTCTTTGGAAGTACCTATGCTTTCTTGCGAACTGTTCTACCTTAGGATCAGGACCACCCTTAAGGAGAGACAAAGCTCTAGACTTAACTTCAGAAAGATAATAGGGAAAGATCGTATCATCCATGTCTGGAACAGAAGCATCTGTCATGGTGAATGATGGGAGCTTAATCCCTAGAACCATTGTCTTGCTACTCTGTAGCGTAGTATCTATAGCACTATCATAAGAATCAAAGCAAAGATACCTATCATCGAATGAAGTGTAATAATCAGGCATCTTGTTGTTTATGATAGGAAGAGAAATACCATTTGTCGGATCTGTAACAATGATTACCTCAGTCTGAGAGGTATCCCTTGTGACAATTCTCTGAATAAAGTCATCTGGTAGAACATAATCGATAAGCTTATACTCAAGTTCCCCAGCAGTATCAGATACATTATATCTAAACTCCTTGATCTCTGTTACGGAATTTGCATCCATATAATTAGGACGAGAGGAATTAGACAGACCTGATACTGACATCAACTCTGTATGCTCAGGAAGATCGACAGTTGTAATTACATCATAGTAGACACTTCTACAGATGTTAGCAATCTGTGTAGCCTCTACCGTATCGGAGATAGAGTTTACTTCATCAGAATCCATATCATTCATGGTATCCTGAACGATCTCAAGCAGTGTCATCTTAGCTGTTGCCATTATCGTGCCTTATGTACGCGGGCTGAGATTAGATTAATATCTGCAATATTAGCTGTTTGAGCATTAGTCTTAATGGAAACCCTAGCACCATGTGTAACCATATCAGTTGTTACAGGAAACAAAGAAGATACATTAACGTATTGGTCTGTAGTCTTTAGAATAGGGACTGTAGTCTCACCAAGTCTAGTTGCATAAGTTGTACCATCCGAAGACCCGTACAGGGTAAAGTCAAAATGATCGGGAGCAGATGCTGAAACTGTAGCAATTCTAAGTCCAATAGAAATAGAGTGCATATCTCCTGCTGCTACAAACAGGAGAGTCTCAGTACTCAGATTCATAAGAGAAGAAGTTGAACCAGCAAGGGTAATCGGAAGCTGTGTTACATTAGCATTGGTATCAAATGGGAGAATTACAGGGGTAGTACTAATAGCAAGGTAGGTAGTACTAACATATACAGCATTAGAGTACTGACCCCAACCTGTACCGGGAAGTCTATTCACGTTAGTGTATGTACCAGAGCCAGATCCATTAGCCATATAGACGGTATTAGCAGAAGCGGTACTAATACCCTTTGGCTCATGTAGATTAGGATCTGTCAGAGTACTATGTTGGATATTAGCCATCGTTTATTTCCTGTATGTGGGGTTTACACCCCGGAGGACCATAAGTATTATTATATCGATTCTTTCAAAGATGTCAAGGGGGACCATCTCTGATCCCCCAAGATTAGATTATTCCTTTTCGATGTACTCGACAATCAGTCTGCCTGTACCAGCCGTAACCGTACCACCCTTCGTCGTGTAGATGTAGCCATCCACAGTAGCCGAGAAGTTGGTAAAGATACCAGACGAAGCAGCAGCAGCCGCACCATCACACAGAAGAGACTTCTGAGCTGCAAGGTTAGCCTGAGTAGCAAGAGTAGATGTCAAGATAGCATCGTCATCAGTCAGGGTAGAACCGTCCTTAGAGGACAGACCAACCTTCAGAGTACCAGAAGTACCTGTCATCGCGGTCTTACCAATGAGGTAAGCTCTGACAATCTGAGCGCCAGCAGGAATGAAGGCTTCGTGATTATCAGCCGCAGCCGAGATGTTTGTCGTGTAGTCAAGGTCCACTTCAAGAACCTTAACAGCACCCAGAGAGTTCAGACCAGCACCAGTCTGGCCCGCTTCCGGGTTCTTAAAACGAACTTCAAGTCCGTCAGAGTTTGTCCAATCAGCCATTTTAATATCCTCCTATTAAACCGCTGTGTTCGAAAGAACAGTAACGAGGTTCTCAGGACGATAGAGCTTGACACCATAACGAGCGGTAGTTACAAACTCTGTACGCTGGAAGTCCTTGTTATATTCAGTATCGACCTCAGGCATCTGTCTCCAAGCACCAATGAACGGAACAACCGAAGCATCAGTAGAGAAGAACAGGTTAGCCTTAAAGCCAGCGCAAGCAATCGTAGAACCAGACTGATCACCAATCTTGAGCGATTCAGAGACGATTGTAGCCAGACGCTGCGAAGTATAGACATCGAAGCCGTAGACGTTACGGACGAAGCGCATACCCGTTGCGATACCCGAAGAGACGATACCCTCGAACATCGGGTTGTTGTTAATGCCAACAAGCTGGGTAGCCGTCTCAATTGTGTAAGCCACCGAAGGATCCACAATAGCAATACGGTTATTAGCCGAGACATTAGCAAGGTTCAGCGAGAGGTTAGCACGGGCAAAGTCAGCCACGCTAATAACATTCGATGTACCAGAAGCTGCATAACGATGCACACCACCATTGATAGTGTTAGCATTCGCCGCCGTCTGCTGAGACTGAAGGCTAAGGATAGCCTCCTCGACATGCTCCATGATAGCACGCTCCTGCTCAGGCACAAAGCGCGAGACAAGTTCGTTCATGTAGAACATATCCTGTTCAGCCTTCTTCGTCACGTACGTACCCGAAGAGAGGTATTCAGTGATCTGGAAGGTGAACTGCCCAGTGTCAAGCGGGCGATACTTAACCGCTTCGTCTTCAGCGTAGTCATCAACGTACGCCTGACCAATTGACGGGATCTTAAACGTATCGCCGTCAGGGAATTCCTGAAGCCAGCGAACGTATGTCTGAGCCATCAGCTCATCACGCAGAATCTCCTTAAGCTCACGCGACCAAACTTCAGCGCGAGTAAGGAGAGATACATTACCAGTTGTCATACCCGACATATCTGATCTCCTTTATGTTATGTTAAGAATTGTAGAAACGATCCCCTAGTCTTTCACGATCCTGAAGCATAGTGTTCTGAATCTTAGGGGAATAGTACATACTCCGGTTCTCCTTACGCAGCTTCTGATAGAAATCAAAGTTACGGTCCTGAGAAAAAGAGTTAAAGTTCTCACTACGAATTGTTGACTGGGTAGTAATACCAGCAGAAGTACTAGCCTTCTCGCCCATCTTCTTAACTCCAATCAACTGAAAGAATGCTGTAGGTGACTCCGCTGCAATTTCCTTAAGCCTGTCCAGAGACATATTAAGCTCCAGACTCTTAGCCTTTAGGACATCAGCAGTCTTATCACCGAACTGCCTCTGCATTTCTTCTCCAACTACGGAGACATTCTGAGAAGCAGTCTTGCTCTTTTCCTTCGCAGTAATTACTTTTTCTACAAGGGCTTCGAAGTCACTCGCGCTCTGAGTGGTGTTCTCAGTATTAGAGGAACTGGTTGTTACCGGAGTAGGCTGTTCTGCACCAGATTCAGAACCCTTGCTCATCTGTTCAAGGAGAGTCTTAGCATAATCCTGCTTAGAAAGTTCTGCCCGAAGTTCGTCAAGAGTCTTAGTAATTTCACTAATGTGCTTATCGGCTTCAAGCTTACCTTTAGCAAGGGCTTCGATATCCCTAAACTTCTTGCCATCTCCTACCAAATGATCTACAAAAGACTCTCTTGTCTGAGTCTGCTGCGTATCACTTGTCGTACTGTCCGTGGTCGCGGAACTAAAAATATCGCTCATTTATTTTACCTCTTGGTCTAGGTGTAAGATGTTAATAATTTCTGTTAAAGCCCTGTTGTAACCGTTGCGGTCTGCTTGCTTATAAGCCCAACTAGGACTATCGTAATCATCAGTAATTACAATCTGTTTAATTCTGTTCTGAACGATCTGCTCAAGCTTATCTAGGACATTCTTAGCAGACTTAACTTCTCTTTTAAAACCATCCTGCTCGTCTTTAGGAAGGTCCATAAACCAAATAGTTTTCATTAAAGTCCTTGTTCCATAGCAATCATGTTATCTTCTTCAGCCATTACTTGGACTTCTTGAGCTGTCTTCTGTGTCTCGTACATTTCATAAACGGAAACATTCTCAGAGAAAAGATTCTTCTCGCCAAGTTCCTCAGCAAGGATTCTAGCAAACTCTTTACCGCTCATGTGAACACCAACACTCTGGTCACTAGACTTAATCTGCCAAAGCTGCTGGAGGTTCTGAAGTCTCTGCGCTCTCTCAGCAAAGTGTCTAGCACCCATAGGGATAATCTTACCCTTCGCTGTAATGTCTTCCTTTGTAATCGTCTCAAAGACAATGACACTAAGCTGGTCATCGAAGACTCTGATTGTATCTGAGATATCCATATTCCTTCTAGCAGCCTCAAGCATACTATTTAGAATAGGTTCTACGAAGATCTTCTCAAAGTGCTGTGTCTTATTCTGGAAGATTCTACCCGCTGCATTCTGGAGAGAACTGATTTCGAATGCTGTCTTCTCACCGGGAGTTCTAATACCCATAGCTTCTCTAGGCGCACCAGCAAGCTGCTCCATCCTAGACTCAAGCATCATGATCTGGTTATCGGCTGCTAGTGCAGAAGCATCAGGAGTAAGATAAGAGACATCCCCTTCATCTCCACAGTAGATTCTTGTTCCCGGCTGGAAGTCAAAGTCTTCGACATCACCCTTAATCTTCAAGACAGGGAAAGCAATCTGGTCGAAGACATCAGCACGAAGGTTCTCAAGATGATCGATACGGTACTGCATACCAACAAGGTTGTCGAGTGGACCCATTGAGTATAGGTTATCCGGTCTTTCTCTCCAGCCTACGTGGAAGATAGGAGAAGACCCAAGCCAAGAAGGATTAGGAACATCATGAAGAATATAAGATCTATCAACAACCTTAATGATTCTATTCTTCAGAAAAGTATTCGTAGCCTTATCATAGATATCACCGTAGAATGTCAGGATCTCTACATAGTCAGACTCGTAATACTCTCTAATCGAACCAAAGCCATCTACAATAAAGCCATCATTCTTGTGTAGATCCGAATCAGAGTAACCCTGAATAGCATTCCTTGTCCCGATCATTTTATCGAAGACCCTAGCCATGTATTCCTTCTCAGGATTCTCATCTACCATCTTCTTAACTTCACCAAGAGTAAGAAGAGAGCGGATAATTTTAGGAGACTTCTTAAACTCAGAAGCAACAGGATTAAAGACAATATCGTAAGGGGAGATACGGACTACCTTAGGACCGATATAGGCCGGGATAATCTCACCGTTCTCCATCTCGGTATAATTAGTCTCGTAGTCAACAGTAGCAAAGCAGTTACCATAGTCAATGACGTCAAGGACAAGCTTAGACATTACAACTTCAAAGTCAGACTGCCTAATCTTATTTTCCATATAAGACTGGATAATCTCACGCTTGATCTTATCATTGCTGGCTTTATCGTCAGCCATCCAGCGCATCCACCTATTCTGGGGGAACAACGCAGACATATAATTAGCGTGGAGGTTATCTCTAATCTGCGTCAGCTTGGGAACTGTAGTGCTGTTCTTCCAAGGGAGAGTGGAATTAGATGTACTCTTAGTATCGGTAGCAAAGAGATAGTTCCTAAGCTCTTTCCATTCCTCAAGCTTACCAACTCGCTGTTGATTCCAGAGTCTCCATCTATCGGCAATCTCAGTCGCAATATTATCTGGGCTGATAATAAGTGACATATCAATAGTATTACCAGCCATGACTTATTCCACCAAATCTCTTAGAGTAAACAATGTTTGAAGAGTTAGATCTTCTATTCATGTTATTAGAAGAAGGTCTTACAGAAATCTCAATAGCTGAAGACAACGCATCTTTAATATCATCATGCGGAGGATTTCTACTAATCAGTTCTTCTTCTAGCAACTGGCAGTTACCCCCACGATAATGGTAGATAGACATATTGTCATAGCGAGGTTCAAGAATAGCTGACATTCGCTCTTCTTTAGAACCAGAATGTCGAGTAGGTCTATGCTCTTCAACCTTTAGATTCAAACCATGAGGCTTAATGTAACTCTCTTTTAGTTCTTGTACAATCGCTGACTGTGCAGCAGTTACTTCAGCCCTAAGCTTCTTAAAATCCCACTTGTTTAGCAAGTCAAGGATGTGCCTAAAATACTCTGATATCTTATCTGTTCTGAATCTATCGATATCAAGAACATAAATATTATTTTCATGGTCTACACCGACAACAACAATTGCTGTATAGTCGGCCTGCCTTCTTAGACTGTATGCAAAGTCTACAGCAGCAAAGACGTTTAACTTTCTTTCCTTATAATACCATGAACCATGTGTGTTTGTCAAGTATTCTTTTTGGAAATACTGAAATTTATCATAGTCAATAGGACGGTTATCAGGATCGTTGGGGTCGTTATAGTACTGGGATCTGAACTGAGTCTTATCTAAGTACTGCGCTCTCTTCTTAGCTAGGATCTGGATGTCAAAGCCGAATGCTTTACCATCGTGCCTTACCTGACGAGGCCAGAGGAACTCTCCAGTACCATCACCAGTGTTTTCTACAGCCCTTTCGAAGGTTTCATAGATAGGTTCTGCCCCTACGATCTCTCCGGAACTATTGTAGATGTCCTCCTCCATGCTGAGGAGTTCTGAGTATAGATCCTTGGGGTGGTACCGGGTACCCACCACCCATTCTCTAGCGTTAGCGCCCTCAATAGAAGACAAAAGAGAATACTGAGACTTAACTTTATCTCTACCTTCTTGGGTATAAGCATTCTCATAGACTACAACGTCATCCAGAACAGCAATATCACAGTGCAAACCAGTAAGCGAAGTCGTAAGACCACCAGTAAAGATGCTGGGGTCACGGACTGACTCAGCTTTCCTCTTAGGATGGTCAAGACTGATCTCAGTCATAGTCCACTTCTCTCGTTTACCTTCGTCATAGTGGACATAATCAGGCCAGTACCGCCTATGGATGTCCGAAGTAAAGATAGCTTTAATAAATGATAGCTGCTTCTGAGCTAGGTTAGAGGTAGCAGAGATGTACAGCACCCTTAAAGTAGGATCTCTAGTCAATTCCCAAGCTACACGGTAAGCTACAAGGGCAGACTTACCATGATCTCTAGGCAGAAGAGTAAGCTGATGGGTCTTACTATCCTCACGGTTCCACCAGCGGCATAGTTCTTCGTGGACAGAGCCAAGAACACGCTGCGGTGCAACAAGTCTAATAAAAGTAATTAGATCCTGTTCAGCAGCTTCTCTGATGTCATCGAGGTTTGCCATACTATTGGAGCTTCAGACCAATTCTCTCAGCGTCATCCTTGAAAGTCTTACTGCTTTCTATTTCTCTACGGAGTTCAGCATTAATCTCATCCTTGCTGGGTCTGCCACGCTTACCGCCTTTGTCTAAGTACTCGTTATCAGCGAGGTACTTCATAGCTTGAAAGGAAAGCTTCTCATCTTCAGTAGCAGCCTTAATAATAGAACGCATAGCCCTAGCCTTTAGCTTGAGGTTAAGTTCCTTCCTCCACTGGTCTACGTGCTTACGGATAGAAGGAGACTCTAGGACTCTCTCCCAGTGCTTAAAGGAACCAAGAGTAGCGATAGCAAAGTCATACTCGGTTACATCCTCCATCTGAATGTAAACCTTCTTCATGCTCTTATAAACAGTACCGTCAGCACGATGATCGTCTTCTTTCAATGTCCAAGATGTCCCGAAGATTGGTCTTTCATCGGGGAGTGTAGTCTCGTAGAACAAACCTTTTGTCTGGAATGCAGCCATACTATTTACATCTTTTCCTGAAATGATCCCACTCACCACCTTGACGGACACACTTTTGAAAAGCTTTCTCTTCTTCAGACGTCATTCTTTTAGAAATGTACTTAGTGATAAATGGCATAAAAGTTATTAATACTCTAGTGAAGAACTCAACCCAGAAGGCTGGTCTTTGTGCAGCAAGATATCCACCAGCTATAAGCCCGATTACAATACAGGTTACAGCAAGGATCTCCTGCCAAGCCATTACACAGCCTTGGGCTTATTCGGAATAGCCCAGACAAGGATAGGTGTCAGAAGGCCAACAACCGTAGCGACTGTTTCCTGAGTAATGAATCCAAGGTTAAGACCAAAGAAGAAGTTAATCAGAAAGACAGCAGACATAATCAGGGCAACAAGGGCCTTATCCATCGATGAAAACATATTAATCTCCTTATTTAAAGTTACTTAAAACCCTTCTTAGCAGCACCGCGCGGGCGAATGGTTTTCTTAGGGATTTTAGGAAGTGGCGGCGTAAAGGACATGCCTTTTCCTGACGTTTCTCTTCCAAATTGACCTGCTCCGCGATACAGATCCCACTCAGATGCGGCTTTGGCTTTTCTGTTGCGTGTAATCTTGGCGTTCGTTTTCTTGGTGCCGGGATTGCGGATAGTACCTTTGGGCATCTTTATCTCCTACGGGTATTTATTTCTAGGTAGTTCAAAGTGAGGACCATCTTTAAAAGACTTCCAGTCTCCACCCCAAGTAATAGGAATATTTCCCTCCAGCTTGGCAGCTTCCTTTACAATAGCAGCAAGCTTTGCATACAAGGGCCAGTCCCATTTAATCTTATTATTAAGAGTAACAGCAAAGTCTACAGCCTTGCTAGTACCATCCTCACCGGGGATATGGCGAGAGTTAAGTGTAGTCGTAGCACCAGCTTTTAGAAGCTTCTTCTGTTCTTCTAAAGTCCTAGCACCACAGGTAATGACAAATCCAAAAGACTTATCTTTGATTAGCTTGGCAGTACGCCGAACTACCTTAACTAGATCCGGGTGTACTCTTTTAAGCTTTGCTTCAGATGAAGTGTTGATATCCATTACGGTGTTCTCCAGTGTATATGAGAAGAAATCCATTGGAAGATATACGGAATAGCCATACCAATAATAACGATTACTCCACCAATGTAAGCAATCTTCTCTTTAATCGCTGTCTGGAATACCTGAAGTTCTTCTACTTTACCTTTTAATTCAGAGATGTCCTTAGCACACTGCTCAGACTGAGGTAGACTTTTAATACCATCTTTCATGTATTCTTGATTGGCTTCAATCCTAGCCAATCTCTCTGCTACCTCAATCTGCCACTGTTCCATCCATTAAAGTCCTTGCCACGCAGTCCAGAACTTTCCTGCAAAAGTGCGCTGCTCTGCTGCGGTGTAATGAGGATCAGATGGGCTGGTTTGCCCAATTGCAGGAGAACTACTAGGGTTGGCATACCCACAAATAGAGATATAAGTTGGTGCTGCAATTAGCGCATCTTGCACGGGTTGGCGAATAGCGTTTGCTGCAACCCACGCAGGTTTCATGCCGCCGACAATGACCGGAACTTGCGAACCAAACTGCGCTCTAACACCAGCAACAAGAGCCGTAAGTCTAGTCTGATAATTTGCCTGAGACATTGAAAGGTCTGCGTCCCATTCGCCCTGCATCCACAAGAATGCCCGCACCTTTGAGCGTGGATACTTAGACAGCATGGCTCCAACCGCAGATGACATGCAGTTGTAAAGATCATCACCGGGATTCCAGCGATTTTCCGCTGCGGTAGTCGAATAGAACCCAGTGTTTCCTACACCAGTATTAATAAGGAGAACCTTAGTCCAAGGGTTGGTTACTCCTGCAACGTAATGTTCGCGGGCGAAAGCCGCTCCAAATCCAATTGCATCGTAAATCGTGTTGTTCTGAACAAGCGGCGAACGCAATGGTTCACTTCCTGCGTATATCTCACCAAAGACATTTCCAGTGATTGTACCAAACGACGAAGCATTCGAGAGAGACAGCTGGAATGTACGCTTACCAGCAACATCAATGGCAGGATCAATCGTAAATCCATTAAGAGTGTTTGACTGACCAGCAATCAAGATAATGTCGTATTCTTCGTCTGACTCTGGATACGTATAAAAATATCCGGGTATTGCACTCGGAGCCAAGCTGCTTGTAGGCACTAGGGCAAACTGGCGGATATAGAACGTATCGACTGCCGGGAACTGATTTGCGTATGCGCCAAGCGTCAAGGTGGTTACACTCGGAAGCGTCACCAACCTATTGTCGGCAACATAAATAGGCTTCCCGTTGACTGACATCGACAGTGAACTAGAGCGGAATAGTCCAGTAAACTGCGTCCTCTCTCCAGCCGCTGCCTGTACGCCGATGGCCGCCGTGCTGCTAGTGCCAGATGCAACATTGGTGTACGATGTAGATCCGCTGTTTTGCCAAAGAGTTTGTCTATTGTTAGCATCAGTCAAGAGCGCAAATATATAACTTGTACCACTGGTTGCCTTGAGCCAGTAATCACAATAGATCAGGTATTCTGATCCAAGGGCCGGGAACGTAGAGGTAGTAACTGACATCTGAGTTCCAGACCGCGCTCGCGCTGCTGTCCAAGTGTAGATCTTGGAAGTCGGGAATGATCCGTTCTCGCACTGGAAGAAAGTTACCGTTCCTGTAATCGTAAAGGTTACGGATGTCGTAGATGCTAGTGTGAATGTTACTGGCGTTCCTGCCGTTGCCGTACCAGTAGGACCACCAGAAAGAGCAACGCTGCCCGCGCCTGTGATCCACAGAGTGTAAGTGTTGGCAGTAAGGCTAACCGTCTGAGTCGCGGGCGTTCCGCTGTTCAGCAAGGAGTTAGTCCGTGCAGGCTCAGAGATGAGCATCATCTCGTTATTGGCCGGGTTCCGGCTGATCGGTACGCCATATCTTTCGGTACTTGTTGTCGGCAAGTATTTGAGTACGGTAGGACCACGGTTAAGCTGAACGCGCGTCACACTGCCCGTAATAGCATTGATCCGAATGTTAGTCTTAACCGCAACAAATGTCAGCGGTGTTGCCTGCGTGGCGGTGCCGTAGGTCGTGAACGGACTGTCAGCCAAAGAGACGGTGATTGATACCGAAGTTCCCACTGGACCGATGATGCTGACCGTGTAAGTCTCACCAATGATTGCGCCACTAAAGGTTTGTGTAGCTGGAGCACCAGAGTTCAAGAACAAGTTGTGAGGGCTATACTCCTCTCCACCACTTGCAGTCGTAATAACATTCGGATTTGCAGAACTGTTCGTCAGGATTGCGTCAGGATCATAAAGCGTAATGACCCCATTCTCTTTGATGGCAACGCGCATCCCGTCATCAGTCTGGGTAAAGTCAAACTGGACGCCTTTATCAGCATCCAAGAGTAGCGGCGCGTTTGATACCGCAGTTCCCTCTATAATCTTCTCAACAAGGTTTTGGCTAGGATAACGCTTCACCTCGGTGGCAGTGCCAGAGCTGTTTAGATAGAGAATAAGGTACTGGCTGCTAAGTGAAGACGGAACGCTGAAATAATCGCCGCTGGTCGTTGCAGCTAGACCCAGTGTAGTCGAGGCATAGACACCAGCAGAGAGTTGTGCTGCGTCACTTGCAGCTTCTGCGGCAGAAGCATATATCCCTGCCGAAGTAGCCTGTGCCGTTGCTGTAGTTGCTTGTGTTGTTGCAATACCCGCTTGTGTCGTAGCTGTCGTTGCCTGAGTAGTTGCTGTACTAGCGGCTGCAACAGAAGTAGCTTCATAATTAATCCAAGCCGAACTACTTCTAACAAACATCTGTGACGAAGTAGTATTCCAATAAAGCGCACCAGTAAGGAGAGCATTTCCATCGTTGTCTAGTGTTGGAGCCGTAGCTTTAGCACCGAGATAACGGTCATCAAAGCTATCATAGGATGCCGCAGCGGAAGCAGCATTAGCCGCTGTTTCTTGAACAACAGTACTAAGATTTAAATTATCAATAATAAGTTCTTCTACCGAAATACTATTAACATTGATAATGTCATTCGAGTTCATATCAAGATCAGCACCCATTGCATTAGGTGTAGACCCATCAAGAGAAAGAGTATTATCAAAAGCATTACGAAGATTCTGAAGATTATCATTAATCGTTGTTGTTGACTGATAACCAGAAGATACTGTTGTTATAGTAGGTTTCTTAGCCATTATACTTCAACCTCTTGCGATTCTAATTTAGGTGCGTTGGCTTCAGCAACAGCAGTCTCAAATTTAAGATAGATGGGAACAGCAACTTTTGCTCCCTGAATACCCGTAGCCTTTATTGCAGCATCAAGCAGTCCTGAGATAGCTTGGAGTTCATTCTGATCAAAAGTTAGAGTAATCATTGATTCTTTCTTCGTAATTGGGATTGAAGTAATGTGTTGCATTACGGTTCGATTGCAATCTGCTGGGCTGCACCAGATGGGAACAACGCCATTAGGCGAATTTTTGCTCCACTCGTATCAGCGTAGATACGCGCAATCGATGCTGCTGGTGCAGCGGGAGGAGAAGCGCCGTAGGTGTAGAAGGACATCGCGGCGGGTGTGGTCGTGCTAGAACTCCGGAGACCTAATACGCCAGCGGCGTCACGGTAGAAGCGGGTATCAATGCTTCCTCCAGAGGCGATATTTGTTCCGTCATAAAATCCGTAATAGTTTGCAGAACCTTGTACGATACCAGTCGTCGCTAAGGTTATCTGCCAATTAACAGTTGACCCACCAAGTCTAAGCGCGGAACTGGCGTACAATCCGACGTTACCACTTTTATCAACTCTAAACTTAGTCGCTGTACCAACTTGTAAGTCTAGTAGTATCGACCCAGATGCAGATGTCGTATCAGTAACGTTAAACTTCAACCCTGTAAATGTTACGCCGGATGCATTCCATGTCTGCGCCAAATTCAGTACGGGAGCATCTGTAGTAATCGTTGTACCAGTCAGCGTTGTAGACCCTAAAAAGGTTGTCGCTACAGTCTGCGTAGAGTATACACTTGGGGATGAAGCCGCCTGACTATCTGCACCAAAGAGGAACCCGTCAGTTGGCAGCGAGGTGTCGGGTGTTGCGGTTTTCAGGTTAATATCGGCCATTATGCTGTTCCCCAAATGAGATTATTACCAGTATTCCAGATAAGATTATTGCTAGAACCCCAGATTAAAGAATTACTACTAGTGAGGCCCTCCATGTAAAAAGCCCCAGAAGGAGAGTAAACTCCTGTATACGTCCCTAAGGCAGTTCTTCCTCGAACAGCCCCACAAGGATGATAAAGACTACCTTCTTCATTAACTACATTCATGGATCCATCAGCAGCGTTGATCCCAGTATATGTACTTCCTGAGACAAGTGTTACTCGAATAGAACCATCGGCTGCATAACGACCAACACCAGTTGTATCGTTTACAGTAACCTTAAGAGTTCCTTTTTCGGAGTATACGCCCATTAAGCCCAGCCCGTGTTACACACTGTTGAAAGAGTAGACACAAAATATAAGATTACCTACCATAGGTTATACTCTACGTAAGTTAGAGATTAATCTATGGTTTAGATTATTGGTTTAACCTTTAGTAGAAGAAACTATTAAGTAAACCTAATAGTATTTTCTTACTTCAATCTAGGACTAGTCTAACTTAAGTCTAATCCCCCGGTTTAACATATGGTTATTATAACATATGCTGAATCGGGAGTCAAGTGATTATGGTTATTCCCCCGCCTCCAGTCAATAATATAATTAAATAAATGATTAGTGTTGTAAATATAACACATCAGTATAAGTACTAGTAAGACGGTTGCTAGGAATTTCTCTGAGAAAAATTCTTGGTGTGATTTAGGGGACTGGAAGGTGCCCCACCCACCCCTTTACCCCCCGGAAGAACAAAAGGTGAACAGATAGGAAAATATACCTAGGCTAGGATTCTAGTCCTAAGGGTAAGCCCTAGGAATATATTCCCATGGAACAAAAGGGGAACAACACGGACTTTAATCCGTTAGGAATACAATCTTGTCAAGCATAATCTTATCGAGGAATATCAATAGGTTAGACCAATATGGGAATAGGAGACTTATCCTAGAATAACATGGCAAACTGTCAGAAAATTGTAGGAATATAAAGATTCCCAATATGGACATCACTAGTGAA